CAGAACCACGTATTGAAACTAGAGATGATGGCAAGACCAATACCCTCTCGACAGTTCAGAAAGATAATGTTGTGGTCAATCATGAGCAGATGTATTGGAGAGCCTTAACACCTCTTGAATGTGAAAGGTTGCAAACTGTGCCAGATAAATATACTGAGTATGGTTCATTCTTAGATGACAGATGGGCAGACTCCCCAGAGGAACATTGGCAAACTTTAGATGTTAAGCCAATCAGTAAATCACAGAGATATAAGATGCTTGGAAATGGTTTCACAGTAGACGTTATATCCACAATTTTGAAAGGAGTAAGTAATGAAACATAATGATAAAGAACTAAGGGCAAAATATTTAAAGTTTGCCAATGTGTTAGCTGATATAGAGTGTACTACATCAGATAAGTGTCCGATTACATATGAACAAGTATGTGAGCTTGACAGTTTATTGTATGCATTAAAGCATGACTATGGTTTTGAATATAAGAAGATTAAGAATCACAATGGAGAGTATTTCCAGAGTTCTTATAATGGTTTAGTTTTTAAAGAGGACAACCCAGATGATTAAACTTATTCAATATGCAGTAGTGTTTGAACCCTTTGAAACAGAGGGATTAGAATATGTTAAGCAAGGCTGTGGTGCTATGTGGGATGACAAGAGTCCTATCAAACTATTCGATACCCATGAGGACGCACAGAAGGAAGCAGACAAGTGGAACACAGGACAGGTGGTGCAGTATGGATAAACAATACATGGAGTTTATGTTTGGTGCTGAATTTATGGCATCCAAAGATAAAGGTACAATAAAAGAATATGATGACCATGAGTGTGACCATTGCGAAGGCAATGAGGAGTACTATGAGTTTTATCAAGATGGTCACAGATATCATGGCTACGAGTGTGGTATCTGTGGTAAATTATTGCAAACTGGATAAGGAGAATATAATGAAAGCATATCATAATAAAGGCTTTGGCATGGCATTCTTTGTAGTGTTCTTGCTGTTGATACCTCTGCCCATACTAGGACTGTGGGCAGTCGATGGTCAAGATTGGGTGGACAGATTTACTACCAAGTATTTCTCACCTTGGCAGTCTGAGTGTTGGGAAACAGCCAAGCATGAACGAGTGTGCAAGGGCGATAACAACTGTAAATGGTTTAGGAATTTTTGTCATGAATGAGGGACACGCATTATTTTTATTAATGATATGTGGAGTAGTGGCAACATTAGCACTTAACATGGTGGTACAAGGATTTATTGGATGAAAAAATATGAAAGGCAAAAAGGTAGTTTGACTACCACCAAAAAGACTAAGCGTGAGCTACTAACCGACTTGTTGGTAGCTCTCATAGTGATAATAATTATAGGGGGGATGCTCGTGTATGCCCACTTTGATATAATGAGGATAGTAGAATGATATTAGAAACAGCATTTATGTGTATGGCATTGAACATCTACCACGAAGCAAAGTTTCAATCTATGGTAGGGCAAATAGCCGTAGGGCAAGTTGTGATGAATAGGGTGGCAGACAGCCGTTTTCCAGACAATGTATGTGATGTAGTGACCCAAGCTGTCACATACAAAGGTACAGATAAGCCTGTGCTTCACAAATGTCAGTTCAGTTGGTATTGTGATGGTAAAAAAGATGAGCCTAAGTATGATAGCAACGAGTGGTGGTATGCACAGGAATATGCGTCCATTGTTTTATCTGGGACGATAGTTCTGGACGTTACAGAGGGTGCGACACACTATCATGCAACCTATGTGCGTCCTGCATGGGCGAAGACTAAAACCAAAACAACAAGAATTGATCGGCATATATTTTACAGATGGGAAAGGTAGGGTAGTTTATGAGATATGTACAGAAACGTAAATTGGCAGATGGCAAAACACATTACCGATTTAATCCACCACAAACTTTAGTTGACGAGGGAGTGGTAAAACGCAAGGAACTGGGTACAGATTTGCGTGTAGTGAGGGTTGCTGCGAATCAGTTTAATGAAAAAATAAATCATTATAGGTCTAGTCAAGAGAAAATTAGAAATATTAAGAGAGCAAGCACATTGTCAGATTTAATAGACAGCTACTATTTATCTAATGATTTCAATATGTTAAGAGATAGTTCTAAAGTTGATTATAAATATTTTTTAGAGATTTTGCGACAGACATCTGGGTCAAAAAAGTTTATGTCGGTTACAACTAGGGATGCAAAAAACGCATACGAGAGTTGGGTAAAACGAGGAGTGACTTTGGCGAATCATGTTTGCTCTTGTGCATCGGTTGTGTTTAATTATGCTGTTCACATGGAGTACACCACGTTTAATCCGTACAAATCTGTTAAAAAACGTCTGCCAAAGAAGAGAAAGGTGGTCTGGACAGATGAAGAGGTGATAAAAATGCTTGACTTCTGTTATAGTGACTTCAAATATCGTAGCATTGGACTAATCGTGCAGATGGCATACGAGTGGTGTCAGCGTATTGGTGATATGCGAGAGTTGAAATGGGAAAATGTGTTCTTAGATAGGTCGGAGTTGTTTTTAGAGCAATCCAAACGTAGGTCGCAAGTGTTCTTACCTATCTCTGAAGACTTAAACACCATGTTGAAGCAACAAAAGGAAGAGTTTGGCTTCCAACCCTATATATGTCCCAAAATAAAGCCTGTACAGGGCGTGTATGTACCTTATGGGAAGTATGAGATAGGAATGTTGGCAAGGCGTGTCATGAGGAAGATAGGGCTGTCTGACGAACTGCGACTTATGGACTTACGAAGGACAGGAGTTACACAAATGGTCGATGCAGGTGTAGATATCAGCCAGATTATGTCTGTTACAGGACATACAAACATAAGTTCGGTACAGCCTTACATAAAAAATACGTTCACAAGTGCAAACAATGCATTGACAAAAAGAACGAATCATGTTAAAAGCACTTTAAGTGCAGACATTGAAAGTGATATAATATGATAAATGATATATACAGTTTAGTGTTACAGTTAGAGTTACGTGATGGAGAAACTAAGCGTATGAATTGCCCTAATTGTGATGGTTATAAAACTTTTACTGCCACTAACAATATGGGTAGTCTTGTATGGAATTGTTACAAGGCATCCTGTTCCGTATCTGGTGGAGTTCGTGTCCAGTTGACATCGGAAGACATTAAAAAGTCTTTAGGTTATGCTGTAAAAGAGTTGGACAATGCTGACTTTGTAATGCCAGAGTATGTTGTGCCGTACAGTGGACAGCGTGAGATTACTAGGTTCACAGAGAAGTTTGGTATTGATGAATGGGAATTACATTACGATGTAAAAGATAATCGTGCTGTCTTTCCGATTGTTCATAATGGTATCACAGTTGATGCTATTGGCAGGTCTTTAAGAAATAGCTTGCCAAAGTGGAAAAAGTATGGTACAAGTGGATTGCCTTTTTCTCATGGGTTAGGGAAAACGGCAGTTGTAGTTGAGGATTGCGTAAGTGCTTGCGTGGTCGGTGGAGATGAATTTGTGGGTGTTGCTGTGTTGGGTACATCTCTTTCGGAAACACATAAAAAGTATTTATCGCAGTTCTCAACTGTTATCGTGGCACTAGACCCAGACGCATTGCCGAAAACTGTAGCCTTTAGTAAAGAGTTAAGAGGTCATGTTGACAACGTAAAAATATTACGCTTGACAGATGATCTAAAGTACAGTAGAGAGATAGACATACACAATTTAAAAAGAATGGGAGACACAGCATGGAATTAAGTTTAGTTAGAAGTTTGATGGACAGAGCCTTCTATGAAGAGCATAGAGGTGCTAGATGCCCAGATAGATTATTCAGTAAAGATGTTCGAAAGATTAAGACATCTATCGACAAAGCGATGTACAACTACGAGAGAACCGTCACACCAGATGAGATCGAAGCGTTGTTCATGGCTAACAATCCTACCCTAACAACTGCACAGAAAGGTGCATACGGAGATTTATTCAAGAGGATTAAGAAAGAAAATCCTTTGGGTAATGATGTAGCACAGGAAGTCTTATCAAAGTTATTCCAACAAGTTGTGGGCGAAGATATTGCCAATCTTGGTTTTGATTATGTAAATGGTTCGCAGACAAGCCTTGAGCCATTACGTAATATCCTTGAGAGTTATGGCGATGACTTCACTCCCAACCTTAACATAGAATGGGATGACATGGATGTAGACACTTTGCTACAGAAGAACGACATGGAAGCCAGATGGTCTTTCAATATATCGTCCCTTACTAGGGTCGTTGAGGGTGTCAATGATGGACACCTTATCGAAGTGGGTGCTAGACCCAACACAGGTAAAACGTCTTTTCATGCGAGTTTGATTGCAGGAGTAAATGGTTTCGCAAGGCAGGGTGCTAAGTGTGTCGTGCTTTGCAATGAAGAGGGAAGTCACCGTGTGGGTCTACGCTACCTCACTTCAGCTACTGGTATGGACAAGTATCAGATAAAAGAGAACCCTAGTAAAGCAAAAGAGTTATATGCACCAATACAAAAGAATGTAAAGCTACGTGATGCCACTGGCAAAGATATGTCTTGGGTTGAGAGTGTATGCAAGTCTTATCAGCCAGACGTTGTTGTCCTTGATATGGGTGATAAGTTTGCTAAGACAGCAGGGTTTGCTAGGACAGATGAAGCATTGAAAGCTAATGCAGTTCATGCTCGTATGATAGCGAAACAGCATAAGTGTGCCATATTTTATATGTCACAGTTATCTGCCGAAGCAGAGGGCAAGGTTGTACTTAACCAAGCCATGATGGAAGGCAGTAGAACAGGTAAGGCAGCAGAAGCCGATTTGATGATTTTGATAGCAAAAGATGCACCTGTAAATAAGAAAGGTGGAGATGACGATGGTGGTGAGGAAAGCACACTGCGTCACATCAATGTTGTTAAGAATAAATTGTCTGGTTGGCATGGTCGCATTGTCTGTGATTTAGATTACAAAACAGCGAGGTACACAGCATGATTACACAATTACTATCCTTCCTTTTTGGAAACTTAGATGTTAAAGACATCAAAAGAAAAGAAGAACTAAAAGAAACAGCACTAGAAATATCTAGGAACGCTTTACGACAGTACAATAAACAGAAAGACGGATATGTTTATGTTATATCTAATCCTGCTTGGAGAGGTTGGTACAAGGTTGGTATGGCTGTTGATTCGCAAGATAGATGTGGTAGTTATCAAACATCTAGTCCTCATAGAGATTACAGGTTAGAATACAGCAAGTATTTTTTAAATCGTAAAGTTGCTGAAGAAATAGCACATGATGTAATAAGTGAGATTTCTCTTGACAGAAACGGAGAATGGTTTAGAGTAAGTGTTAATAAGATTCGTAAAATAATCAAGGGAATAGATTATGAAATTAGTGCTTGATGTAGAGAATACTGTAACCAAACGGAACGATAGGCTACACTTAGATCCTTTTGAAACCAATAACTCCCTTGTCATGATTGGAATGAAGAGTGAGCTTGGTGAGCAGGTAGTTACGTTTGACCACAGTGAAACAGAACCCACACCAGATGGGCAAAAGATTGTTCAAGATATGCTTGATAAGGCTACAGTTCTTGTATGCCACAACGTGTCGCACGATCTCCTCTGGTTGTGGGAGTCTGGTTTCAAGTATGACGGTATTGTTTTTGATACAATGTTGGGGGACTACGTTTTACAGCGAGGTCAAAAGAAACCGTCATCACTTGAGATGTGTGCAGAGAGGTATGGACTAGAAACAAAGAAGCAAGATACATTAAAAGAATATTTCAAAAAAGGGTTCTCTGTTCGTGACATACCTCATGCCGAGTTATCGGAATATCTAGTGGCAGACTTACGTGCCACAGATGAATTATCAGATAAGATATTCGGCAGATTATATGGTAAAGATAGTGGGTTGATGAATACTGTTAGCCTTACAAACATGGTGGCTGTTTGCTTGTGTAAGATATACAGGAATGGGTTTGCTGTTGACTATGTAGGATTAGAAGAAGTTAAACAAGAGTTTGAGAAAGAGAAGAGACAGCTTGTACAGGATTTAAATGTACAAGTTCGAGAACTCATGGGCGATATTCCAATCAACTTAAATAGTCCAGAGCAACTGTCGTGGGTGATATACAGCCGTAAGCCAAAAGATAAGAATGATTGGTCTAGCTGTTTCGATCACAAGATGGACTACAATGGTTTTAAAAGCAAAGTTCTTGACAAAGCCGAAACAATATATAAGAAGAAAGCATTTAAGTGTGAAGCCTGTGACGGTAAAGGTGTAATACAAAAGATGCGAAAAGATGGTAAGCCATATGCCAGACCTACAAAATGTTCCACATGTAACAATCTTGGGTTTATATACAAGAATGTTGGAAATGAAGTAGCTGGTCTAAAGCGACAGCCACCTAATTCACGTTGGGTTAGTCACAGTGGTTTCACCATAAACAAATCAAACGTAGAGATACTTGAGAACATGGCTAGACGAGAAGGTGACAAGACAGCAGAGAGTTTCTTGAAGAAGATACGCAGGTTGTCTGCTGTAGAAACATACCTCTCTAGCTTTGTAGAGGGCATAGCAGACCACGTTAAGAGAGATGGTAAGCTACACGTTAGATTACTACAGCATCGAACCTCTACTGGACGCTTCAGTGGAGCAGACCCTAACATGCAGAACATGCCCAGAGGTGGTACGTTTCCTGTTAAGAAAGTATTTATATCTCGTTGGAACGAGGGTAAGATACTTGAAGCAGACTTTGCACAGTTAGAGTTTAGAGTTGCAGCATTTTTGTCGCAGGATAAAACTGCCATTCGTGAGATATGTAATGGTGTGGACGTTCATGCCTATACAGCTAAGATTATATCGGAAGCAGGACAGCCTACGACAAGACAAGAAGCTAAAGCACATACCTTTGCACCTCTTTATGGTGCTACAGGGTACGGTAGAACAAAAGCTGAAGCTGAATATTACGAGCAGTTTACCAAGAAGTATGACGGTATAGCTAACTGGCATAGTAATCTTGCCCAAGAAGCTATAGATACTTTGAGGATAAAAACACCATCTGGCAGAGAGTTTTCTTTTCCAGATGTTGAAAGAAAGGGCAATGGTAAAGTTACGTATGGGACACAGATTAAGAACTATCCTGTACAGAGTTTTGCTACTGCCGACATCGTTCCTTTGGTTCTGATACGAATAGAGGAAGCCTTGCAAAATATGCAAAGCTGTATTGTAAATTCTGTGCATGACTCTATCGTAATAGATATTCACCCAGACGAGCAAGACCAAGTTTTAAAGGTGATGAAAGATATTAACAAGAACTTAAAAAATATAGTTGACAATCACTTTAATATAGACTTTAATGTACCCTTGTTATTAGAATCAAAAATAGGAAATAATTGGCTTGACACTAAAGATGTCATGTGATATAACTATAGTTCTTTAAGTAAGATAGGAGATAAATATATGAGTGCAAACATTACAACAATAGATACAGATAACTATGCAGTTATGGCGAAAGCTATGGGTATGGCATCTGAAAGTGATACAAAGAAGAAGTCCAGTACACTGGCTCGACTACGTATCAATCATTCACCCTTGATGGGACAATCTGAGATCAATGGCAAGTCTGTCAATGTCGAAGTTGTTGAGGGTGGTACATACAAACTTGAAGTCCCAGATGGTGAAACATTTTATTCCACCACAGCGAGTGTTCGTCCGTTTATGCAGAGGTATATGTATAAGCGATTTGTCATGGGTTCTGGTGATACACCAAACAAATACATTAAGACAGTTATGAATGACAATCTTAATGTTGACCTCAAGGACAATGACGGTGGTTTCAACTGTGGTAAACCTGCAGGTTACATTCAAGACTTCAAGGCTCTGGATCAATCTACACAGGATCTTATCAAGCAGATCAAAAGAGTGCGTGTTATCTTTGGTACTATTGATATGAAAGATGCTGTAGATTCAAATGGTGTTCCTGCTGAGTTAGGTACTACTCCTTTCATATGGGAAGTAGAAAACAGAGATGCTTTCAAAACTCTTGGCAACTGTTTTGTGAAGCTGTCTAAGATGAAAAGGCTACCACCACAGCATACATTTGAAGTAGCTACGGAGCAGAGAAAGTTACCCAACGGTAATAGTTTCTATCTTCCCTCTGTTGCTGTCAACTTGACAGATATAATAAAGCTGTCTGACGAAGATCAGCAAACATTTGCAGACTTCATGCAGTGGGTTGACAACTACAATGATTACATCATCGGTGCTTGGGACGAGAACTCTCGTAAGAAAGAGGATATGGACGTTGATGTTGTTGACGAGATCATTGAAACAGAGGAGATACCATTCGAATGAACCATCCCTCTGAAATGGCACTGCATCAATACTTGGAAGATGCTATCAATGGAAAGACCTCTATGTCTGCTAAAACCATAGCAGGTATTAAGAAAGACATAGGGGAAGCATTGAACCGTCAGTTCGGTAAGAAGACAAAGCGTAGGAAGTTTCAATTAAGAATGTCTAATATAGGTAGACCGTCCTGTCAACTATGGTTTGAAAAAAATAAACCAGAGAAGTCAGACCCTCTACCTACGACATTTGTAATGAATATGATGCTAGGTGATATTGTTGAAGCTGTGTTTAAGGGATTAATGAAAGAAGCTAAGATTGATTTTCAAAACTCAGATAAAGTTTCATTAGATGTTGCCAATACTAAAGTTAGTGGCACATATGATTTAGTATTAGACGATGCCGTAGATGATATTAAGTCTGCTTCTGATTGGTCTTATCGAAACAAGTTTGAATCGTTTGATACCCTCGCAGAAGAAGATCCATTTGGTTACGTAGGGCAACTAGCAGGATATGCTAAAGCACTAGGTAAGAAAGCAGGTGGATGGTGGGTAATAAACAAAGCTAATGGTAGTTTTAAATATATACCTGCCAGTGGCTTGGACGTTGATAAAGAAGTTGCAAAACTTGAAGACAACGTCAAAACTGTAACACTTAATAAATTTAAAAGGTGTTATGAACCAGAAGAAGAAACATTTAGGGGTAAGCCTACAGGTAACAGAGTGCTTGGTAAAACGTGTTCTTTTTGTAGATATAAACACTCCTGTTGGGAGAACCTACAAGAGTTACCATCTCTGTTGTCTAAGGCTAAAGAACCTAAGATTGTTTCGTATGTTAGCATAGGAAAGGAGCAAATAGCATGAATGATAAATCAAATCCTACACTAGAGGAAATGGCTAGTGAAATATCTGAGATGGAAAAGCAACTTTTGGATATGAGAAAAGCATACCGTGAAAAAAAGTATGAAGGCTTGAAGATAGCTATGGATGCCAGAAAGTCGGCAGACGAAGCTGTCAGTGAAGAGTTGAAAGCTCTCGGCATGAAAACTTTTCCGTTCAACAGGTCTACATCTATTTGGTGGTAAGTGTTTAAGTCTAATAAATATAATTTAGCACGTAGGCTAGGTTTTCGTAGTGGTCTTGAAGTAAAGATCGCAGATGAGTTGAAAGAACTCGCCATTCCGTTTATATACGAAGGTATAAAGATAGAATGGGAAGACCTAGCTTATCGTATGTATACACCAGATTTTGTGTTGCCGAATGGTATTATAATAGAAACTAAGGGCAGATTTACTGTAGCTGATAGACGGAAGCATTTGTTGATAAAGAAACAACATCCTAAATTAGACATTAGATTTGTTTTTGAAAACGAAAACAATAAACTGAGAAAAGGATCGAAGACCTCTTATGGTAAATGGTGTGAGAAGAATGACTTTCTTTATTGCAACAGAGTTATACCAAAGAAATGGCTAAGTAAAAGAGGTACAAAGACGCACCCAACTCTCATACAATTTAGGAATAAAAAAATATGAACAGAGAACCACTAAACTTTTTAGGGTACAGGGATGAAGAGATTAGTATCCGTATATCACCAGAGATTGAAAAGAATAAATGGACAGGCAACTTGCATTTGACTATTGATGCATTTGATAGCAACCCTTTAGATGACGTTGATTATTTCTCTCTTATGAATTTTGTTCGAATGATAATGGCAACTCCTGTTCTTATAGAAGAAGATGAAGAAGCAAGAGATAAACTTTGGGAAATAGCACAAAAAGATCTTGACCCACCGAAAAAAAATGGTAAGATAATTGGCAGAGACGGAAATATAATAAAACTTCACTTTAACAAAAAAACAGATGGGAGTGCATAATATGGCAAAATGGGAAATGAATAATTGTAAGGATAAAGATATGGTCAACAGCCCACCACATTACAACAAGTATGGTGTAGAATGTATTGAAGCTATTCAGTCAGCTACAGGCGAAGGCTTTGAGTATTATCTACAAGGAAATATAATGAAGTATCTTTGGAGATACCGATACAAGAATGGTGTGCAGGACTTAGAGAAAGCACAGTGGTATCTCAATAAGCTGATAGAGATAAAAAAGGGTGACACAACGTCCCCAGATTTATTTACTTCTTTTGGTATAGAGTTGAGTAATGGTTGTTAAAATATTTCTAACATTAGATTTGGATGAAGAAGATTATCCTGTACCTGCTGACGGTGATCCTAGTGAGGAAATACAAGAAGCTGTAGAAGAGTTTGTTCACGATATTGATGGACTTAAAATAAAAAATATTAAAGTTATAATGGAGAATTAATTATGGATGATTATCAAAAATTTATTGCAGTTTCTAGGTACGCTAGATGGATAGATGAAAAGGGACGCAGAGAAACATGGGACGAAACTGTGCAAAGATACGTAGACTATATCACTGAGAAAGTGAAAGGTCACTTGCCTAAACAACAAATCTTTGAAGCTATAAAGAAACTAGAAGTTATGCCGTCTATGAGAGCCTTGATGACAGCAGGACCTGCTCTCGAAAGAGACAATACAGCAGGATACAACTGTAGCTATCTTCCTGTTGATGATCCAAAAGCTTTTGATGAAGCTATGTACATTCTTTTGTGTGGCACTGGTGTTGGCTTCTCTGTAGAAAGACAATACGTAAGTCAGTTACCAGAGATACCACAAGGCTTAGATCATGTTGACACTGTAATAAAAGTACAAGATAGCAAAGAAGGATGGGCAAGAGCCTTACGTAAGCTTATAGGTCATTTGTATATGGGCGAAGTTCCTATGTGGGATATGTCAAATGTAAGACCTGCAGGTGCTAGGCTAAAAGTGTTCGGTGGTAGAGCCAGTGGTCCTGCTCCACTCGTAGATTTATTTAACTTTACTGTTGCCCTGTTTAGACAGAATGAAGGCAAGAAGCTGTCTAGTTATGATTGTCACAATCTTATGTGTAAGGTTGGAGAAGTTGTAGTCTCTGGTGGTGTTAGACGTTCTGCTATGATTAGCTTGTCTAACCTCTCAGACCAACGCATGAGACATGCTAAGTCTGGTAAATGGTGGGAAACAGCACCACAGATGGCTTTGTCAAACAACTCTGTTGTATACACGGATAAACCAGATGGTGAAACATTCCTGCGTGAGTGGACATCTCTCGTGGAATCAAAGTCTGGTGAACGTGGTATATTCAACAGGCTATCGGCAAAAGATCAAGCATCAAAGTATGGTAGGCGAGATCCTAACTATGACTTTGGCTGTAATCCTTGCAGTGAAATAATATTACGTCCTTATCAATTTTGCAATCTGACCGAAGTAGTTATTCGTGAGAAAGATAAGTTTGACGATTTGAAGAGAAAGGTTATGCTTGCTACCATACTTGGCACAGCACAAGCTACGCTTACAAAGTTCCCTTATCTACGTAAGATTTGGAATACAAATACGGAAGAAGAGAGATTGTTAGGTGTCAGTTTAACAGGTATCATGGATAACCCACTAACTAATGGAAAGAAAAATGGACTTGAAAAAACCCTCCAACAACTCAGAGAAGTTGCCGTTGAAACAAACAAAGAATGGTCAACAATCTTTGGTATCCCCCAAAGCACAGCCATCACCTGCGTCAAACCAAGTGGGACAGTATCACAGCTTGTTGACTCAAGCAGTGGTATCCACCCTCGCCATAGCAGTTATTATATTCGTACCGTTAGGGGTGATAATAAAGATCCTCTCACTAACTTCATGGTAGATAGTGGTATACCAAGTGAAGCAGACTTTATGAAGCCAGATACACAGACAGTGTTTAGCTTTCCTATGAAGTCACCTAAGAACTCTGTTATGAGAAATGATATGACAGCCATAGAACAGCTAGAGATGTGGCTTCTCTATCAGCGACATTGGTGTGAACACAAGCCTTCTGTCACAATATCTGTGCGAGATGATGAATGGATGGAAGTGGGTGCGTTTGTCTTTAAACACTTTGACGAGATGTCTGGTGTTTCGTTTTTACCACACTCCGATCATACTTATCAGCAAGCACCATATCAAGACTGTACAGAAGCTGTATACAATGATTTTAGCAGTAAGTTCGGACATATAGATTGGAATAAATTTATTGATTATGAAAAAGAAGATAACACTAAATCTTCACAGACCTTTGCCTGTTCTGGTGATAGCTGTGAGATTGTGGATATAGGAGCATAACATGAAACATCTATCACGAAAAGAACGTGGTCTTGGTAAACATGATGCACCACTGAAGATACAGTGGATGAAAGGCTACGATGCTTTTGCATATGGAAAGCTACGCAACCCTTACGGCTCTGATACAATGCTGTACAGAGAATGGGAACGTGGGTTCAATAAAGCCTACTACGAAAACTTAGATAGAGGAATACATGAGGTTAGAAGAAGAAGCAAAGGATTTTATGGACAGAAGAAACAGAGATCCGAAGACAATGTTCGAAATTCTCACAGAGATGACGTACAGGCTAAGAGAGTGTGAGAAAAGTCTGAAGGAGATAAAAGAGGTGATACGTAAGTTGCCTGTTAAGAATTAGTCTGGGAAAGGATTTATCGTTGCCCCACCTGCTTCTAATGCAAGTTTGTGGAGAATGGTAAAATTGTACATATCGTCATTCTCTGGAACTCCGAAAGGTTCACCTGTTTCTGGATTTATCATTTCGTGATAAGTATTTTTTGCAACTCTTTGTATATATTTAGGTTGTCTATCAAACTTAAAAAACGATATGACATCTTTTGCTCTGCTACCCTCATCTAAATCTCTAACAAATCTGTCTCTTTCTTTTTTAAAAGTTTTAATTCTATCTTTTAACATTATTCTTTGAACTTGAGACAGAGTTAAATTTTCTGTGGCTTCTAAATTTTTATATTCATCACTTGTTATATAATCGTGTAAAGGAGTAGATATAAATCTAAAAGCTAAGTAATTGTTTAGATTATTAAATTCAGGATTTGTTGTATATCTCGATAATGTATTTTTTGGTATTTTTAATCTAACAAATTCTTCTTCAACTAATGTTGCTCTTTCTCTAGCTAATAAACCTGTAAGCTGTCTTCTTATAGCGTCAGGTCTTCTTATGACACCCTCTTTAAAAGGAGATGTTAAAGGCACAGGTCTTTCATAGTTAGGATTTATCTTCTCCATAAAGTCATAAATGTAATCATTTCCCGGTAGTCTTTTTGTTGATTGATTTATAAACATACTAAATAAATCTTTACTTTCAGAACTTTTTAGTATTCTTGCATTATCATCACCAAATAAAGCATTGTATGCGTCCTGTGGAACTGTTGCAGGTATTGTGTATGTTTCAAGTGCGTTAGCCACTAAGTTTACACCTAACTTGTGAAATCTTTCTGGATCGCCCTCATCAAATTCTTGTATCATTTTCTCAAAACTGTACGCAGCAAATCCTGTTTTAAATGCTTGCATACCTGTTACGTTTGCAACAGTTTCTCTAAACAATTTAGAATTTGACTCAGGTGTTACAGGTTCTCCTTTTAACTTTCTCGCTAATAAATCACCAAAGTAAAGATAAGGAGCTAAAGGAAATAAAGGTCTTAAATCAACAGTTCTACCGTCTTCAGTTTTCATGTCCCACCAGTTACCTCCTGCATGTTCGGACATTCTAAATGCAGTTGCACCCATTAAATAAGAAGTTCCTAGTAACCCTTTAGATATTTCTTCATATCCCTCTGTTAGCTCTCTAGCTGTTTTATTTCCTAACAAAGAAGCAAATTGCATCCTAGCTCGTGAATCAATCATAAGAAAAGCAGGTGAGTGTTCGTATGTAAATCTCATAGCGTTTACCATAAATCTTGGAAATGGTGCTATTGATGTTGCAAAAAATGGTACAGAATGTACTCCCTGAATAAACGCTTTTGCCAAAGGATTATCTGGGGATCTTTGATATGTAAAATAAAGAGTATTTTCTATTGCTCTTTGCATAGCATCTCTACCTTCTTTAGTTTCGTTAAATATCTTGGCGAACTCACCTCTTTCTATTATACCACGTAACTCAAAGTCCTCTTGTTTAAAATCTTTACCAAATCTCTTTTTATATTCTTCTGGACTAAACTTTTTTAACTGTGTTGCTAGGTCATTAAGTTCTCTTTTTAAGTTACCTGTTAATGCTGCTCTTTTAAACCAGTTATCAGATAGAGTGTTTATGTAGTTAACACCTCTTGATAGTTTAGCTAATTTTTGTAGTTTTATATCTTTTTTTGCAGCGTCTGCCAAGTCAAGTAGTGGTCTAAACACTGCATCTGACTGTTCTGCAAACTCAAACTTAAACATTTTTTGCACAGCTTTGGCTTCTGCAGAATTTAAAAATCCTCCCATAACACCCCATGCATCGCTATTAGGTGTGAGCCTTTCTACCCCTGTTATTTTTTGTAGTGATGTATCTATTCCTCTAACCACAGCATCCATAGGAAGTCTTATTACACCACCTAAAATATTTCTAACCGTAGTAGCAGGTTGAGATGTCATAAAAGCTAGTCTAGCTGAGTCTAATTCTTTTGCTACTTGTAAACCTTTACCAGTTAATGTGTTGTCAAAGTAGTCTCGCACATTCTTTTTTGATAATTTACTTATCTCTTCTTTTTGTTCTTTTGAAAATTTAAAGTAGTCAAAGTTTAGTGCTTCTTCCATACTTTCTCTAAAAGCGTTCATCTCCTTAGAAAGTTGACCTCTTTGCTGTAGTATTCTACCTGCTTCAGAAGCGTCTGCTACAAATATACTTGATAAATCACCATAGTTTAAGTTATAATCTTTTAGTATTTTAGAAAAAGACTTGTCTATTACTTCCTCTGAAGTACCTTTTTTAGCCTTTATCTTTGCTATTGCTCTTGCAACTGTTTCGGATATTCTTTCTTTTTCTAACTTTCCTGTTTTTTCATTAATCCTAGCAGGAGCTTTACCTGCTATTTTAGTTATCTCAATCAAAGCACCCATAACTTGTTTATACTTTTCAGACTTTATTCCTAGTCTTAGGTCATCATCTAAACCACTAGCTTGAGCTATACCTTTTACTTTAATATTTCCTTTTTCCACCATTATTGGATCAAGAGATTTTAGTTTAGCTTCTAAATCTTTTGTTATAGATTTATTTTTATCCATAGTTTCAGTGGCTAGTTCATCTGCCTTTTTTATTCTGTCTTCTATGGTTTTTTTACCCACCTCAAATATATCACCTGTGTTTCTTTCTGCGTATGCAACAGTTTGTCCTTTTATACTTAGAGGAACAAGAGCAGCAGGAAGTATACCACTTATGGCTGTTACTGCACCTGTTTGCAAGTAAGAATAATCATCTTTTAGTTGAGCATCTATTTGTGCATTTTGAGCTGCTATATCTTGAGCTGCACCTGCAGTTGCTTCAATAGCCACAGCACCTAACACTTGTCTTGTGCCTACTTGTTGTAATATCTTTGATATACCTAATTTAGTAGCTTGTGTTCCACCAACGGCAGCACCTTTACCAAGCACAGGAATGAGTAGCCCCAACCATGTGGAAGGAGCTTTTGCTATTCCCTCTAAAACATCTCCAACGGCAGTCATACCTCTGCCACCTTCTTGAAAAAAGTAAGGTAATGAATTTTTTGCAGTGAACAAAAGTCTATAGTCATTCATTTGTTGCACTCTGTCTTGATATGTTTCTTCATTTACACCTGCATAGTTTTCCATGTCGGCTTTTAAACTACTAACATACCCAAAGTCGTTTATAGCTGTGAGTTCATTTACATCAAACTTATTAAAATGTTCTAAAGCTAAATCTAAAGCATCTTCTGGACTTATATCATCTTTTCCTAAATGATTTTGTGCAAATCTAACTGCCGCATCATTTATTTCTTGGTTGTTTTTTATGCTCTCATATGACTGTTTCTCGCTTTTAAGCAAAGAAACTGCATCTTCATTAAGATCATCATAATGCTCTGCATTTTCTTGGTCTACAATTTGTTTGTTTTTGGGAAAAGTTTGTGGATATGTTTTTGTTTGTGAGTCAAAAGATACATATCCATCTGGTGCATTGGCATTTAGTTTACTAAAATCATCACTAAAAAAATCTAAATCAGGTTTTTCAGTTTCTACAATATCTAAATACCCCTCTGGCATAGATTCATTTTTTGGTTGCATTTTAAGACTTTCTAAATGTTTGGTCTACCTGCCTTTAAAATATCAAAGTAATCTTTATACTGTTGAACTTCTTCTGGCGTTATTGTGCGAAAGCCCATTTGTCCGTCTTTTGGCAATGCTATCTCAAAAGGTTTATTGTCACGTTTTTCTAATTGTTGTTTTAGATACTGAAAATAAGGTAATGTTGGATTGCCATCAACACCAAAGGCTTCAGTTTGAGTATAAACTAATTCTGGTTCTGTTGTTCTATATTCACTAAAATGTTTTTTTAGAGCAGATACAGTGTTTTCCATCCCTTTAGTTTGAGTTAAAGGATACAAAAACTTTTCTACGGTAGCTTTTCTTAAAATATTATATGCTTTTATTCTTTGACTTGCAGTGCCACCAGTTATTAATCCTTGGGCATCCATAGATAAATTTCCAAAAGTTTTATTTAACTTTTCAGATGTCAGAGCAAGAGTTGTAAGTGTTGCTGCAGCTTCATCTGGTGAGGTTTTAAATAATTTAAATGTTCTTGCTGTGTCAGCTTCTATTTTTTCTACAGTCTTGAAGTATTGTTCTAAATCAACACCTGCGTCTGGTTGTAATGCTTCGATAAATGCCTTTGATTTTTGTTTAGAATGAAACATATTTGTTAGCTCATTTTGTAACTTCTCCACTCTGTTATTTATTTGAGTTTTTTGTATCTCATCCATGTTTACATTACCATCTGCTTCAGTTTTTTCTAGCATGGCTTTTTGATACATTTCTTTTTTTTCTGCTAACAAAACATCAAAATCTTTTGGATCTGCTAAACCTTTTTGATTTACAAACTCAACAAAAAAGTCTAAGTTTTGATCCATATCTCCTTTGTAAAACTCTTGTAAATTTATCGTTGGCTTTTCGCCTTTCACACCCTTTTGCACATCTAATGAGTGAACAGGTTTGTTATACTTAACATTATAAAAGTCGTTTATATTCATAACCTGACCACTTTTTCTTCTTTCAGCTACAGTATCATAAAGACCTTTACCCATATTAAATGTATAGTCATTACTGGCTAAGTATGCCGTTGCTTCATCATTAAAGCCCATCTGTTTGAGAACCATACCTCTGTCTCTTCTAAGCTTTCTATCTTTTCTAAGTTGTTCTTGCCTAGACATTTCAAATCGTTCTTTTTCTCTGTCTCTTGCAAGAGAGTCTCTAAGTGCTATCTGCTCTTTTTCGTGCTTGTTTCTTCTGCCTTGTCTAACAGTTTCATCAGCAACATCTCCAATACCTGATAATATACCACCTAAATTAAACATTTACATACTCCTCGCCATTAACCCTCTAGGTTGAGGTTCTTCAACTGGTGCTTCTTCCATAGGTTGTTCAACTGGTTGCCCCTCTTCTTCTTTTAAATCTTTCATAGCTAATGCTGTAGCTATTTGTTCATTTGGTGCAACATCACGTTTTTCCATACCTGTTGTATATTTTACTTTATTTTTCTCTGCTATATATTTAAGCAATTCTACTATTATAGGTAACATTAATACACCCACATCAATACTATGTACACCTTCCATAACAGCTGCATTTTGCATTGCATTTGCAATCGTTGTCAGAGGTATACCCATTTCTATCACTTGTAATAGCTGTGGTATAAACTCTTCATCAAGTATCTTTTCTCTGTAGAAAGGCATGACCTCATCTACATTTGTAAGCTGTGCAGGTTTCTGCCAAGGTCTATCCCCTAGCTCATGTGTTAGCCCTTCTCCGGGAACAGGTGCATCTAAACTAGCTTGCTGTATCATCGTTTAATCCTTGTCTTGCTTCTCTTATCATCTTTACAAAGTCAGCTGCATTTTCTGCTTCTGTTTGTTGTTTTTCCTGTTGCATACCCATCATGCCAGATTTAGATAACAAACCTTTTTTCTTCTTCTTTTTAGGCTGTTTACCTACCATGTCTAAAAACATGTCCATGTTCTTACACGCATCTACTGCAGGATTTGTCGGACTATATCTCATTCTTTATCACCCAAATAAAAATTCACTACCAAACATAAATGCTCCTATCAACTTACCAAAGCCAACAGAAGAGTTATAATCATTCTGCATCTTTTGTATGTCAACATTATTATCGGCATTTAAGTGTGCGACAGCTAAATCTTTTACTCTGTCTCTCTCGTTTTCTGCACTTGTCCATGCGTACTGCATAGCGTCAGAGTAATACTGCCATAGGTTATTATATGCTGTGTTTGATATTCCAAGTAGGTTCTGTGCATTTATTTCGT